GTTAGAAGACTACAGAATAGAAATGAAGCGAATGAATAACGATATTAAAAAGTAATTTATATTATTGGAGGTATTGCATTGAATGATAAAGATTGAGAAACATGATATTAAAAAGCTTGAAGAATACATTCAGCACATCGATAACTATCGAAGAGAGTTGAAGATGCAAGAATATGAATTACTTGAAAGTCATGAACCAGATAATGCAGGAGCTAGCAAAAGTAATTTGCCAGGTAATCCGATTGAACGATGTGCAATAAAGAAGTTTAGTGATAACAGATACAATACATTAAGAAATATAGTTAATGGTGTAGATAGACTGATAGATGAGAGCGATGAGGATACGCTTGAGTTATTAAGGTTTAGATATTGGGATTGTCCTATTGGTTGTTATGAGTGGGAAGATATAGCGCATTACTTTGGTACAAGTAAGACAAGTATATTGCGTAGAAGGAATGCACTGATCGATAAGTTAGCAAAGTATATTGGTTATGTGTAGCGGACTTTTACCCTATGTAAGTCCGCATTAAAACAGTTTATTATGTTAGTATCAGATTAATATTTAAAGTTATTAAATGCTAATACAACACAAGTACACGAGGCACATCGCTATGCGGTGTGTCTTTTGTTATGCAATCAAAGAGGTGTAAGAGATGACCAAGCATAATAACATTTATAAGCATGGTCGTAAGTCATATCAATACGATTGGTTCTATCATTCAAAAGCATGGAAGAGGTTAAGAGAGATAGCATTAGATAGAGATAATTATCTTTGTCAAATGTGTTTACGTGAAGATATTGTAACAGATGCAAACATTGTGCATCACATTATTTATGTTGATGAAGATTTTAACAAAGCTTTAGACCTAGATAATCTAATGTCAGTTTGTTATAGCTGTCATAACAAAATTCATGCAAATGATAATGACAAAAGTAATCTTAAGAAAATTAGAGTTCTAAAAATTTAAATAAAAAAATATTTAAATAAAATTTTATAGCCCCCTGCCCATCGGCTTAAAATGTTTTTTCGCCGGGTACCGGCGGGGGCCCTTCGCTTGCAACGCGGATAAACTTTTATGAAAGGGGGTCTTTATATGAAATTAACAAAAAAACAGCTAAAAGAATATATAGAGGATTACAAAAAATCTGATGACATATTAATTAACTTATATATAGAAACATATGAATTTTATTGTCGATTAAGAGATGAACTTAAAAAAAGTGATTTGATGATAGAGCATACAAACAAGGCTGGTGCGAGCAATATTGTTAAGAATCCGTTAAGCATAGAACTGACAAAAACAGTTCAAACACTAAATAACTTACTCAAGTCTATGGGTTTAACAGCAGCACAAAGGAAAAAGATAGTTCAAGAAGAAGGTGGATTTGGTGACTATTAAAGTTTTAAATGAACCTTCACCAAAACTATTAACAACTTGGTATGCAGAGCAAGTCAGTCAAGGGAAAATAAAAACAAGCAAATATGTTAAAAAAGAATGTGAAAGACACCTTAGATATCTAGAAAATGGAGGTAAATGGGTATTTGATGAAGAATTAGCTCATCGTCCTATTCGATTCATAGAAAAGTTTTGTAAACCTTCCAAAGGATCTAAACGTCAACTTGTATTACAGCCATGGCAACATTTTATTATCGGCAGTTTGTTTGGTTGGGTTCATAAAGAGACGAAACTGCGGCGCTTTAGAGAAGCGCTTATTTTTATGGGACGAAAGAATGGTAAAACAACAACCATTTCAGGAGTGGCCAACTATGGAGTGTCTCAAGATGGAGAAAATGGTGCAGAAATTCATTTGTTAGCGAATGTAATGAAACAAGCGAGGATTCTATTTGATGAATCTAAGGCGATGATTAAAGCAAGCCCAATACTCTCTAGAGAATTTAGACCTCTAAGAGATGAAATCCATTACGATAAAACGATATCAAAAATTATGCCTCAAGCTTCAGATAGTGATAAATTAGATGGTTTGAATACCCACATGGGTATTTTTGATGAAATTCATGAATTTAAAGATTATAAACTAATATCTGTAATTAAAAACTCAAGAGCGGCAAGGTTACAACCTCTTCTTATCTACATTACGACAGCGGGTTACCAATTAGATGGTCCACTCGTTGACATGGTTGAAATGGGACGTGACATATTAGACGGTGTCATAGAAGATGAAAGAACTTTTTACTATTTAGCTTCTCTCGATGATGACGATGACATAAATGATTCGTCAAACTGGATAAAAGCAAATCCCAACTTAGGTGTCTCTATAGATTTAGAAGAAATGAAAGAAGAGTGGAAAAAAGCTAAGAGAACACCAGCTGAACGTGGGGATTTTATAACCAAAAGATTTAATATCTTTGCTAATAATGACGAGATGAGTTTTATTGATTACCCAACACTTCAAAAAAATAATGAAACTGTTTCTTTAGAAGAGCTGGAAGGCAGGCCGTGCACGATTGGGTATGATTTATCAGAAACTGAGGACTTCACAGCCGCGTGTGCTACTTTTGCGTTAGATAATGGTAAGGTTGCTGTTCTATCTCACTCATGGATTCCTAAGCATAAAGTTGAGTATTCTAACGAAAAAATACCATATAGAGAATGGGAAGAAGACGGATTACTAACAATACAAGATAAGCCTTATGTAGACTACCAAGATGTTTTAAATTGGATAATAAAGATGAATGAGCATTATGTTGTGGAAAAAATCACTTATGATAGAGCAAATGCTTTTAAATTAAATCAGGAGTTAAAGAATTATGGATTTGAAACAGAAGAAACAAGACAAGGGGCTTTGACCTTGAGTCCTGCATTGAAGGATCTAAAAGAAATGTTTTTAGATGGGAAAATAATATTTAATAATAACCCTTTAATGAAATGGTATATCAATAATGTTCAGTTGAAACTAGACAGAAACGGAAACTGGTTGCCGTCTAAGCAAAGCAGATATCGTAAAATAGATGGTTTTGCAGCATTTTTAAACACATATACAGATATTATGAATAAAGTTGTTTCTGATAGTGGTGAAGGAAACATAGAGTTTATTAGTATTAAAGACATAATGCGTTAAGGAGGTGAATGTTATCGCAAAAGAGAATATTGTCACACGCATAAAGAAAAAATTGATAGATAATTGGATTGATCAGTCAACTTCTAAACTTTATGACTTTAGCCCATGGAAAAATAAATCTTTTTGGGGTGTAATTAATAATACGCTTGAAACTAATGAAACGATATTTTCAGCTATTACAAAGTTATCTAATTCGATGGCTAGTTTGCCCTTGAAAATGTATGAAGATTATAAAGTAGTTAATACAGAAGTATCTGATTTACTTACAGTGTCACCGAATAATTCTCTGAGCAGTTTTGATTTTATTAATCAAATTGAAACAATCAGAAATGAAAAAGGCAATGCATATGTGCTAATTGAACGAGACATCTATCATCAACCATCAAAGCTTTTCTTATTAAATCCAGATGTTGTTGAAATGTTAATTGAAAACCAATCACGTGAACTTTATTATTCCATTCATGCTGCAACTGGAAACAAATTGATTGTTCATAATATGGACATGTTGCATTTTAAACACATCGTGGCGTCTAATATGGTGCAAGGCATTAGTCCGATTGATGTGTTGAAGAATACAACTGATTTTGATAATGCAGTAAGAACCTTTAATCTTACAGAAATGCAAAAACCTGATTCTTTCATGCTTAAATATGGTTCCAATGTAGGTAAAGAAAAAAGGCAGCAAGTGTTAGAAGATTTCAAACAGTACTATGAAGAAAACGGTGGAATATTATTCCAAGAGCCTGGTGTTGAAATCGAACCGTTACCTAAAAAATATGTCTCTGAAGATATAGTGGCAAGCGAGAATTTAACAAGAGAAAGAGTAGCTAACGTTTTTCAATTGCCCTCAGTATTCTTAAATGCAAGATCAAATACAAATTTCGCGAAAAATGAAGAGTTAAACAGATTTTACTTGCAGCATACCTTATTGCCAATCGTCAAACAGTACGAAGAAGAATTTAATCGGAAACTACTTACTAAAACAGACAGAGAAAAAAATAGGTATTTTAAATTTAACGTTAAATCTTATTTAAGGGCTGATAGTGCAACACAAGCAGAAGTGTACTTTAAAGCAGTTCGTAGTGGGTACTACACTATAAATGACATTAGAGAGTGGGAAGATTTACCGCCAGTTGAAGGTGGAGATAAGCCACTAATAAGCGGAGATTTATACCCAATTGACACGCCACTTGAATTAAGAAAATCTTTGAAAGGTGGTGATAAAAATGTCAATGAAAGCTAAGTATTTTCAAATGAAAAGAAAATCAAAAAGTAAAGGTGAAATATTTATTTATGGTGATATTGTAAGTGATAAATGGTTTGAAAGTGATGTAACTGCTACAGATTTCAAAAATAAACTAGATGAACTAGGAGACATCAGTGAAATAGATGTTCATATAAATTCATCTGGAGGCAGTGTGTTTGAAGGACATGCAATATACAATATGCTAAAAATGCATCCTGCAAAAATTAATATCTATGTCGATGCCTTAGCGGCATCAATTGCTAGTGTTATCGCTATGAGCGGTGACGCTATTTTTATGCACAAAAATAGTTTTTTAATGATTCATAATTCATGGGTTATGACTGTAGGTAATGCAGAAGAATTAAGAAAGACAGCGGATTTACTTGAAAAAACAGATGCTGTTAGTAATTCAGCGTATTTAGATAAAGCAAAAGATTTAGATCAAGAACACTTAAAACAGATGTTAGATGCAGAAACTTGGCTTACTGCAGAAGAAGCCTTGTCGTTCGGCTTGATAGATGAAATTTTAGGAGCTAATGAAATAGCTGCTAGTATCTCTAAAGAGCAATATAAGCGTTTCGAGAACGTCCCGGAAGATTTAAAGAAAGATGTAGACAAAATCACTAAAATTGATGATGTAGATACATCTGAATTGGTTGAAACACCTAAAGAAAGTATGTCACTAGAAGAAAAAGAAAAAAGAGAAAAAATTAAACGCGAATGCGAGATTTTAAAGATGACAATGAATTATTAGGAGGAAATGAAATGCCGACATTATATGAATTAAAACAATCCTTAGGTATGATTGGACAACAATTAAAAAATAAAAATGATGAATTGAGTCAGAAAGCAACAGATCCAAATATTGATATGGAAGACATCAAACAACTAGAAACAGAAAAAGCAGGTTTACAACAAAGATTCAACATTGTTGAAAGACAAGTGCAAGACATTGAAGAGAAAGAAAAAGCGAAAGTTAAAGACACAGGAGAAGCTTATCAGTCTTTAAATGATAATGAGAAGATGGTTAAAGCTAAGGCAGAGTTTTATCGTCACGCGATTTTACCAAATGAATTTGAAAAACCTTCAATGGAGGCACAACGTTTATTACATGCTTTACCAACAGGTAATGATTCAGGTGGAGATAAGCTCTTACCAAAAACACTTTCTAAAGAAATTGTTTCAGAACCATTTGCTAAAAACCAATTACGTGAAAAAGCGCGTTTAACTAATATTAAAGGTTTAGAAATTCCTAGAGTTTCTTATACTTTAGATGACGACGACTTTATCACTGACGTAGAGACTGCTAAGGAATTAAAATTAAAAGGAGATACGGTTAAGTTCGCTACTAATAAATTTAAAGTGTTTGCTGCAATTTCCGATACTGTTATTCACGGTTCAGATGTAGAATTGGTAAATTGGGTTGAAAACGCATTACAATCTGGTTTGGCAGCTAAAGAGCGTAAAGATGCCTTAGCAGTAAGTCCTAAATCTGGATTAGAACACATGTCATTTTATAATGGATCTGTTAAAGAAGTTGAAGGAGCAGACATGTATGATGCTATTATTAACGCTTTAGCAGATTTACATGAAGATTATCGTGATAACGCAACAATTTATATGCGATATGCTGATTATGTCAAAATTATTAGTGTTCTTTCAAATGGAACAACAAATTTCTTTGACACACCAGCAGAAAAAGTATTTGGCAAACCAGTAGTATTTACAGATGCAGCAGTTAAGCCTATTGTTGGAGATTTCAATTATTTTGGAATTAACTATGATGGCACAACTTATGACACTGATAAAGATGTTAAAAAAGGCGAATATTTGTTTGTATTAACAGCATGGTATGATCAGCAACGTACATTAGACAGTGCATTCAGAATTGCAAAAGCAAAAGAAAATACAGGTCCATTACCCAGCTAAGCCCCAAAAGGTTAATGTAACAGCTAAGGCTAAATCAGCTGTAATATCAGCCGAATAGGGGTGATGAAATGAGTTTAGAAGAAATTAAATTGTGGTTGAGAATTGACTATAATTTCGAAAATGATTTAATTGAAGGTCTCATTCAATCGGCTAAGTCTGAATTACTATTAAGTGGGGTTCCAGATTATGACAAAGATGACTTGGAATACCCGCTTTTTTGTACAGCGATTAAATATATCATTGCAAGAGATTATGAAAGTCGTGGGTACTCAAATGACCAATCTAGAAGCAAGGTGTTTAATGAAAAAGGATTGCAAAAAATGATTTTGAAATTAAAAAAGTGGTAGGTGATTTTTAAATGGAATTTAATGAATTTAAAGATCGCGCGTATTTTTTTCAATATATAAACAAAGGACCATATCCAGGTGAAGAGGAAAAAATGAAATTGTATAGTTGCTTTTGTAAAATTTATAATCCTTCTATGAAAGATAGAGAAATTTTAAAAGCGACTGAATCAAAATCAGGATTAACCATAATTGTCAGGTCTTCTAAAACTGAATATCTACCACAAACAAATCACTTAGTTAAAATTGACAGTGCATTATATTCCGATAAATTATTCAACATTGAAGAAATAAGAATTGACACACCAGATATTGGCTATAATACAGTGGTTTTATCAGAAAAATGAGTGTAGAAATTAAAGGAATACCTGAAGTGTTGAAGAAATTAGAATCGGTATACGGTAAACAAGCAATGCAAGCTAAGAGTGATAGAGCTTTAAATGAAGCATCTGAATTTTTTATAAAGGCTTTAAAGAAGGAATTCGAGAGTTTTAAAGATACGGGTGCTAGTATAGAAGAAATGACTAAATCTAAGCCTTATACAAAAGTTGGCAGTCAAGAAAGGGCTGTTTTAATTGAATGGGTAGGCCCTATGAATCGCAAACACATTATTCACTTAAATGAACACGGTTATACAAGAGATGGTAAAAAGTATACACCAAGAGGTTTTGGAGTTATTGCAAAAACATTAGCTGCTAGTGAACGGAAGTATAGAGAAATTATAAAAAAGGAGTTGACCAGATAAATGAATATATTAAACACCGTAAAAGGAATTTTATTATCTGATGCAGAGCTCCAAACATATATAAATTCTAGAATATACTATTATAAAGTCACTGAAAATGCTGAAACTTCCAAACCTTTTGTTGTTATTACACCTGTTTATGATTTACCTTCAGACTTTATGTCTGATAAATATCTTAGTGAAGAATACTTAATTCAAATAGATGTAGAATCTTCAAATCATCAGAAAACAATTGATATAACAAAACGAATAAGATACCTGTTATATCAACAAAATTTAATTCAAGCATCAAGTCAGTTAGATGCTTATTTTGAAGAAACTAAACGTTATGTGATGTCGAGACGTTATCAAGGCATACCAAAAAATATATATTATAAAAATCAGCGCATCGAATAGGTGTGCTTTTTAATTTTTAAGGAGGAAATAAGCAATGGCAGAAGGACAAGGTTCTTATAAAGTAGGTTTTAAAAGATTATACGTTGGAGTTTTTAACCCAGAAGCAACAAAAGTAGTTAAACGCATGACATGGGAAGATGAAAAAGGTGGTACAGTTGATCTAAATATCACAGGTTTAGCACCAGATTTAGTAGATATGTTTGCATCTAACAAACGTGTTTGGATGAAAAAACAAGGTACTAATGAAGTTAAGTCTGACATGAGTATTTTTAACATTCCAAGTGAAGATTTAAATACAGTTATTGGTCGAACTAAAGATAAAAATGGTACATCTTGGGTAGGAGAGAATACAAGAGCACCATACGTAACAGTTATTGGAGAATCCGAAGATGGTTTAACAGGTCAACCAGTGTACGTTGCGCTACTTAAAGGTACTTTTAGCTTGGATTCAATTGAATTTAAAACACGAGGAGAAAAAGCAGAAGCACCAGAGCCAACAAAATTAACTGGTGACTGGATGAACAGAAAAGTTGATGTTGATGGTACTCCACAAGGTATTGTATACGGGTATCATGAAGGTAAAGAAGGAGAAGCAGAATTCTTCAAAAAGGTATTCGTTGGATACACTGACAGTGGAGAACATTCTGATGATTCTTTAGGTTCATTACCCAGCTAATCCCCAAAATGTTGAAGTTTCAGTTAATTCGAAATCTGCAACAGTTTCAGCAGAATAGGGGCTTTCAAAAAATTCAAAAGGAGATTAATATATGACTAAAACTTTAAAGGTTTATAAAGGAGATGACGTCGTAGCCTCTGAGCAAGGCGAAGGTAAAGTATCTGTAACTTTATCTAATTTAGATGCTGATACAACTTATCCAAAAGGAACTTACCAAGTGTCGTGGGAAGAAAACGGTAAAGAATCTAGTAAAGTTGATGTACCTCAATTCAAAACCAATCCAATTCTAGTCTCAGGCGTATCATTTACACCAGAAACTAAATCAATTACGGTAAATACCGATGACAATGTTGAGCCAAACATTGCACCAAGTACAGCAACGAATAAAACATTGAAATATACAAGTGAACATCCAGAGTTTGTTACTGTTGATGAAAGAACAGGAGCAATTCACGGTGTGGCTGAGGGAACTTCAATTGTCACTGCAACGTCTACTGATGGAAGTGATAAGTCTGGTCAGATTACAGTGACAGTAACAAACGGGTAGTGATTTAAGGCGCAGTATATCTGCGTCTTTTTTATTTGAATAAAAGGAGCTAATACAATGATTAAATTTGAAATTAAAGACCGTAAAACAGGAAAAACAGAGAGCTATACAAAAGAAGATGTAACAATGGGCGAAGCAGAAAAATGCTATGAGTATTTAGAATTAGTAAATCAAGAGAATAAAAAAGAAGCACCTAACGCAACAAAAATGAGACAAAAAGAGCGACAGTTATTAGTAGATTTATTTAAAGATGAAGGATTGACTGAAGAAGATGTTCTGAACAAGATGAGTACTAAAACTTATACAAAAGCCTTACAAGATATATTTCGAGAAATCAATGGGGAAGATGAAGAAACTTCAGAAACTGAACCAGAAGAGATGGGAAAGACAGAAAAACAATCTCAATAAAAGATATTTTATCGAACATTAAAAAAATACAACGTTTTTGCATGGAACAGTACGGTTGGACATTAACTGAAGTTAGAGACCAGCCATACTTAAAGTTGTTAGAAATACTTAATGAAGATAATGATGAAGAGTCAGAAGACAAACAAAGCGAACAAAAGGTAATCACAGGAACGGATTTAAGGAAGCTTTTTGGAAGCTAGAAAGGAGGTTAATATGAATGAAAAAGTAGAAGGCATGACCTTGGAGCTGAAATTAGACCATTTAGGTGTCCAAGAAGGCATGAAAGGTTTAAAGCGACAATTAGGTGTTGTTAATAGTGAAATGAAAGCTAATCTGTCAGCATTTGATAAGTCTGAAAAATCAATGGAAAAGTATCAGGCGAGAATTAAGGGGTTAAATGATAAGCTTAAAGTTCAAAAAAAGATGTATTCTCAAGTAGAAGATGAGCTTAAACAAGTTAACGCTAATTACCAAAAAGCTAAATCTAGTGTAAAAGATGTTGAGAAAGCATATTTAAAGCTAGTAGAAGCTAATAAAAAAGAAAAATTAGCTCTTGATAAATCTAAAGAAGCCTTAAAATCATCGAATACAGAACTTAAAAAAGCTGAAAATCAATATAAACGTACAAATCAACGTAAACAAGATGCGTATCAAAAACTTAAACAGTTGAGAGATGCAGAACAAAAGCTTAAGAATAGTAACCAAGCTACTACTGCACAACTAAAAAGAGCAAGTGACGCAGTACAGAAGCAGTCCGTTAAGCATAAAGAACTTGTTGAACAATATAAACAAGAAGGCAATCAAGTTCAAAAACTAAAAGTGCAAAATGACAATCTTTCAAAATCAAATGATAAAATTGAAAGTTCTTACGCTAAAACTAATACTAAGTTAAAGCAAACAGAAAAAGAATTTAATGATTTAAACAATACTATTAAGAATCATAGTGCTAATGTCGCAAAAGCTGAAACAGCTGTTAATAAAGAAAAAGCTGCTTTAAATAATTTGGAGCGTTCAATAGATAAAGCTTCATCCGAAATGAAGACTTTTAACAAAGAACAAATGATAGCTCAAAGTCATTTCGGTAAACTTGCAAGTCAAGCGGATGTCATGTCAAAGAAATTTAGTTCTATTGGAGACAAAATGACTTCCCTGGGACGTACAATGACGATGGGCGTATCTACACCGATTACTTTAGGGTTAGGTGCAGCATTAAAAACGAGTGCAGACTTTGAAGGGCAAATGTCTCGAGTTGGAGCGATTGCGCAAGCAAGCAGTAAAGACTTAAAAAGCATGTCTAATCAAGCAGTTGACTTAGGAGCTAAAACAAGTAAAAGTGCTAACGAAGTTGCTAAAGGTATGGAAGAATTGGCAGCTTTAGGCTTTAATGCCAAACAAACAATGGAGGCTATGCCGGGTGTTATCAGTGCAGCAGAAGCAAGTGGTGCAGAAATGGCTACAACTGCAACTGTAATGGCATCAGCAATTAATTCTTTCGGTTTAAAAGCATCTGATGCAAACCATGTTGCTGATTTACTTGCGAGATCAGCTAATGACAGTGCTGCAGATATTCAATATATGGGAGATGCATTAAAATATGCAGGTACCCCAGCAAAAGCATTAGGAGTTTCAATAGAGGACACTTCTGCAGCAATTGAAGTTTTATCTAACTCAGGTTTAGAGGGGTCTCAAGCAGGTACTGCCTTAAGAGCTTCGTTTATTAGGCTAGCTAATCCAAGTAAAAGTACAGCTAAGGAAATGAAAAAATTAGGTATTCATTTGTCTGATGCTAAAGGTGAGTTTGTTGGAATGGGCGAATTGATTAGACAGTTCCAAGATAACATGAAAGGCATGACGAGAGAACAAAAACTAGCTACAGTGGCTACAATAGTTGGTACTGAAGCAGCAAGTGGATTTTTAGCCTTGATTGAAGCAGGTCCAGATAAAATTAATAGCTATAGCAAATCATTGAAGAACTCTAATGGTGAAAGTAAAAAAGCAGCTGATTTGATGAAAGATAACCTCAAAGGTGCTCTGGAACAATTAGGTGGCGCTTTTGAATCGTTAGCAATTGAAGTTGGTAAAGATTTAACGCCTATGATTAGAGCAGGTGCGGAAGGATTAACAAAATTAGTTGATGGATTTACACATCTTCCTGGTTGGGTTAGAAAGGCTTCGGTAGGCTTAGCAATATTTGGTGCATCTATTGGCCCTGCTGTTCTTGCTGGTGGCTTATTAATACGTGCAGTTGGGAGCGCGGCTAAAGGATATGCATCATTAAATAGACGCATTGCTGAAAATACAATACTTTCTAATACCAATTCAAAAGCAATGAAATCTTTAGGTCTTCAAACTTTATTTCTTGGTACTACTACCGGAAAAACGTCAAAAGGCTTTAAAGGATTAGCAGGAGCTATGTTGTTTAATTTAAAGCCTATAAATGTTTTGAAAAATACTGCAAATCTAGCAATCTTGCCTTTTAAACTTTTAGGGAAAGGAATTGGATTAGCTTCTAAAAGTGTTTTTGCCTTTAGTGGTGGAGCTAGAGGTTTAGGAATAGCTTTACGTTTTATAACAGGTCCTATTGGTGCAACAATAACTGCTATTACAATTGCTTATAAAGTTTTTAAGACCGCATATGATCATGTGGAATGGTTCAGAAAAGGTATTAACGGTTTAGGAGAAACTATAAAGTTTTTTGGTGGCAAAATCATCGGCGGTGCTGTTAGAAAGCTCGGAGAGTTTAAAAATTATCTCGGAAGTATAGGGAGAAGTTTCAAAGAAAAATTTTCAAAAGATATGAAAGATGGCTATAAATCATTAAGTGATGATGACCTTCTGAAAGTAGGAGTCAACAAGTTTAAAGGATTTATGCAAACCATGGGCACAGCTTCAAAAAAAGCATCTGATACTGTAAAAGTGTTAGGGAAAGGTGTTTCAAAAGAAACAGAAAAAGCTTTAGAAAAATACGTACACTATTCTGAAGAAAACAACAGAATCATGGAAAAAGTACGTTTGAACTCGGGTCAAATAACAGAAGACAAAGCAAAAAAACTTTTGAAAATTGAAACGGATTTATCTAATAACCTTATAGCTGAAATAGAAAAAAGAAATAAAAAGGAACTCGAAAAAACTCAAGAACTTATTGATAAGTATAGTGCATTCGATGAACAAGAAAAGCAAAACATTTTAACTCGAACTAAAGAAAAAAATGATTTGCGAATTAAAAAAGAGCAAGAACTCAATCAGAAAATCAAAGAATTGAAAGAAAAAGCTTTAAGTGATGGTCAAATTTCAGAAAATGAAAGAAAAGAAATTGAAAATCTTGAAAATCAAAGACGTGACATCACTGTTAAAGAACTGAGTAAGACTGAAAAAGAGCAAGAGCGTATTTTAGTAAGAATGCAAAGAAACAGAAATGCTTATTCAATAGACGAAGCGAGCAAAGCAATTAAAGAAGCAGAAAAAGCAAGAAAAGCAAGAAAAAAAGAAGTAGACAAGCAATATGAAGATGATGTCATTGCTATAAAAAATAATGTCAACCTTTCTAAGTCTGAAAAAGATAAATTGTTAGCTATTGCTGATCAAAGACATAAGGATGAAGTAAGAAAAGCAAAATCTAAAAAAGATGCTGTAGTAGACGTTGTTAAAAAGCAAAATAAAGATATTGACAAAGAGATGGATTTATCCAGTGGCCGTGTATATAAAAATACTGAAAAGTGGTGGAATGGCCTTAAAAGTTGGTGGTCTAACTTCAGAGAAGACCAAAAGAAGAAAAGTGATAAGTACGCTAAAGAACAAGAAGAAACAGCTCGTAGAAACAGAGAAAATATAAAGAAATGGTTTGGAAATGCTTGGGACGGCGTAAAAACTAAAACTGGTGAAGCCTTTAGTAAAATGGGCAGAAATGCTAATCATTTTGGCGGCGAAATGAAAAAAATGTGGAGTGGAATCAAAGGAATTCCAAGCAAATTAAGTTCAGGTTGGAACTCAGCCAAAAGTTCTGTAGGATATCACACTAAGGCTATAGCTAATAGTACTGGTAAATGGTTTGGAAAAGCTTGGCAATCTGTTAAGTCGACAACAGGAAGTATTTACAATCAAACTAAGCAAAAGTATTCAGATGCCTCAGATAAAGCTTGGGCGCATTCAAAATCTATTTGGAGAGGTACATCAAAATGGTTTAGCAATGCATATAAAAGTGCAAAGGGCTGGCTAACGGATATGGCTAATAAATCGCGCTCGAAATGGGATAATATTTCTAGTACAGCATGGTCGAATGCAAAATCCGTTTGGAAAGGAACATCGAAATGGTTTAGTAGCTCATACAAATCTTTAAAAAGTTGGACTGGGGATATGTATTCAAGAGCCCACGATCGTTTTGATGCAATTTCAAGTTCGGCATGGTCTAACGCTAAATCAGTATTTAATGGTTTTAGAAAATGGCTATCAAAAACATATGATTGGATTAGAGATATTGGTAAAGACATGGGAAGAGCTGCGGCTGATTTAGGTAAAAATGTTGCTA